TACCGTGATCGGGCGTTCAAGGATTTCGGTTATGGTCCTGCTAACCCGAATGAAGAAGATGATTTCTTCTGGAAACTCCGGGCGAAGGAATGGAATACGACTCCTGATGAGGCTAAGACGATGCGGTGTGGTAATTGCGCCGCGTTCATCCAGACACCGGAAATGATGGCGTGTATTGTTAAGGGCATCCAGGGAGAAGAAAGCGACGATGAGACGTATGCGCCCGAAGTATCTAAGGCGGCGGACTTGGGCTATTGTGAATTGTTGGAGTTCAAATGTGCGGCATCGCGCACTTGTAGCGCGTGGTTAGTTGGTGGGCCGATTACGAAGCCGATGACCAAGCGCCAGCGCGAGACAGTTTTGATGGCGAAGGTGATGTTGCCCCAGGGCGACGATGAAGAGGAAGATAGCTGATGTCTGATACTTGGTCCTGGCAGTTCAATCCGCTTCTTCGCCCTGTTGCGACGTATGATGCGCCTGGCGAGCATCGCTTCTTTCAGCCGATGCGGACGCGCCCTGAAGCGCCTCCTGTTGTTAATCAGGACCAAAGGTTTTGGGAAGGTGATGGCGATTGGACGCCGACATCTGTTGGGCGTGGTGCGCTGACCAGCACGGGTGATCCTGTTCGTGACTTTGAAATGATAACGAACGACTCCGGCACCATGAATGCGCTTATGGCGTTGGCTACTGGTCCGGTTGGTGCGGTCAGTATTGCGCTTGGAACTCTTCTTAATCAGGCGGCGGGTGTTCCGGGTGTGAACTCTCTTGGCGGGTTCTTGTTGGATCGTGCCCGCGAATTGGATTTGACGCCAGAACAGGTCACTGCGTTGCGTGAGTCCCAGCAGGGGCAATACAATACGCAACGGCGCCTTAGCGATGACCGCCAGACGACGCGGGAAGATTTGGCGCCCATCAGTAGTACGCTGAACCCCAATGTTACCTCTTTGTTGGATACGACGGGGCAGACGGCGACTAATGTTGCTTCTACGGCGGATACGGGGAACATCACCAAGACTGCTTCTGACGTTACCTCTTTGTTGGATACGGGCGCTACCGATCTGACTACTTCTAAGGGGCCAGGCACCACAGCAGCCACCACAGACACGGGCGCCATCACCAAGACCCTGACTAACTTGGGTAATGTGGTGAACCCGAACATTACTTCTCTGTTGGATGTTTATCCGGCTGATGGTGAAGACGCTACTGGCGTTACGGGCGACTTTGGCATGGGTGAGCAGGCTGCTGGTTTTGCGACTGATGTTGCTGAAGGTCGCATGACCCAGCAAGAAGCGTTGAACGCCATGGCTGCAACGGTGTCTGATTTGACGGGGGTTCCGGCTTCTGATTTGGCAGCGATGGCGGACCAACTTGGCCGTGATGTTGCTGAAGGTAAGGTTGGCTTGAATGAGGCTATTGCCTCAATGATGGCTGACGTTGCGGCTACTGCACCATCTGATGAAGAAGCAGCAACAGCGGCACAAACCTCATTAGATAAGGCCGCGTCTGATTTGGAAGCGGCATTAGATAATGTCGCTGGGATGTTTGGCGCCCCTGCTGCCCCATCTGACGAAGACACAGACGACGAAGCCGCCGCCCAATCAGTGGCGGACGCCATGGCGGAAGCCCAGGCAGCGGCAGACGCGGAGGCGGCGGCTGAAGCAGCGGCGGCAGAAGCAGCAGCGGCGGAAGCAGCGGCAGCAGCAGCGGACGCGGCGGCTTCTGATGCCGGTGAAGGCGAAGGGGACGGGGATGGCGACGGAGATGGGGATGGGGATGGCGACGGCGATGGCGACGGCGGCGGCGGCGACGGCGGCGGCGGCGACGGTGGCGGTGGAGATGGCGGCGGCGACGGTGGTGGTGGAGATGGCGGCGGCGACGGTGGCGGTGGAGATGGCGGCGGCGACGGTGGCGGTGGAGATGGCGGCGGCGACGGTGGTGGCTACCGGAAGGGTGGTTTGGTAAAGGGCAAGAAGAAGAATGCCCCGGTCAAAACCACGGTCCATGTCGGTGAGTATGTCATGCGCCCGGAAGCCGTTAATATGTATGGCTTAGGCTTGTTGAATGCTATTAACGAGCAGCGTATTCCGAAACGCCGGTTCACCGGCTTGCTGGGTGATTAAGCATGGACCCGAAGATTTCTGACTTGGTTTCCGACATCACGCAGCAGATGCAAGACTCGGAATTTGACGCTGGCATGGATGCTGATCTTCCTGATGAGATCGATATTCAGGCTATTGTTACTGGCGAGATCGAAGATGCGGTTGATTATATCGACAGCACCATTTCGCCATTGCGCGCCGTTGCTACTGAGTACTACCGTGGGATGCCATTCGGGAACGAGGAAGATGGTCGCTCTCAGGTAGTTAGCCGCGATGTGCGTGACACGGTGCAGGCGATCTTGCCGAGCCTGATGCGTGTGTTTTTCGGGAGTCAGAAAATTGTCGAGTTCGCTCCGAATGGCCCTGAAGATGTGGCGATGGCGGAACAGGCGACGGACTACATCAATTATGTGCTGACGCGCGATAATCCAGGCTTCGAGATTTTCTATTCCGCCTTTAAGGATGCCTTGGTTTGTAAGACCGGGATTATCAAGTTTTACTGGGACAATCAGACCGAAATCCAGACTGTGGATATGAGTGGTTTGGATGATACGGGTTTGGCGGTTTTGAACTCTGATCCGAACTGCGAAGTTCAGGTGACGGTGGCTTATCCGGGGGACGTTGATCCGACTACGGGGATGCCTGGCCCTAATATGTATGATGTGCGGGTGGTTCGTCGCTGGGACAAGGGGCGCTTGAAGATTGCGGCGGTTCCGCCTGAAGAGTTGCTGGTGGCGCGGGCTGCTATCAGCTTGGATGATTCGTCTATTGTCGCGCATCGCCGCATTTTGACGGTAAGCGAACTAGTGGCGATGGGGTACGATAAGGACGAGATCGAACCTTACGCCAATGAGGTGGACGAACTAGAGGACAACGAAGAGCGGTTTATTCGTAACCCGCAAGCCACCATTGATATGGCTAATCGGTCTGATGTCGCCGCGAAGAAGGTTCTGTATGTCGAATCTTATGTGAAGATCGACATGGATGGCGATGGCATTGCGGAACTCCGCCGCGTTTGCACGATTGGCCAGGGTTATGAGGTGGTGCGGAACGAACCGGCGGATATGATCCCGTTTGCGGTGTTCTGCCCAGACCCAGAGCCTCATACGTTCTTCGGTCTGTCTGTTGCCGATCAGGTGATGGATATTCAGCTTATCAAGTCGAACATTCAGCGCAATATGCTGGACAGCCTGGCGCTTGCGATCCATCCGCGTGTTGGTGTGGTTGAGGGTCAGGTGAATGTTGATGATGTGCTGAATACGGAAGTTGGTGGTGTAATCCGTATGCGGGCGCCGGGGATGGTTCAACCGTTCTCTATGCCATTCGTGGGGCAGCAGGCTTTCCCGATGCTGGACTACATGGATGGCATGAAGGAAAGCCGCACTGGGATTACCAAGGCGGCGGCTGGCTTGGCGGCGGATAGCCTGCAATCATCTACCCGCGCAGCGGTGGCGGCTACGGTATCAGCGGCGCAGCAGCGGATTGAGTTGATTGCCCGCATATTTGCTGAAGGCGGCATGAAGCGGCTGTTTACGGGCTTGTTGAAGTTAGCGGTCCAGAACCAGCAGGCCGAGCGCATGATCCGCTTGCGTGGTCAGTTTGTGCCGGTTGATCCCCGTAGTTGGGATGCGAATATGGATGTTGTGGTGAATATCGCCTTGGGTGGTGGCACCGAGCAGGACAAGATACAGGTTCTCACTAACATTTTGCAGAAGCAGGAACAGATATTGCAACTGGCGGGGATGAATAATCCGCTGGTTACGCTGGCGCAGTATCGCAATACTCTGGCGCAGATTGTGTCGCTGGCGGGCTATAAGGACGCCAGCCAGTTCTTTAATGATCCGGCGCAGATGCCACCGATGCCTCCGCAACCTCCGAAGCCTTCGCCAGAAGAAATGCTGGCCCAGGCGCAGATGGCGGCGATCCAGGCTGACATCCAGAAGAAGGCGGCTGAACTAGAGTTGCGCCGTGAGGAAATGGTTCGCAAGGACGACTTGCAGCGCGATCAGATGGAAGCCGATCTGATGGTGAAGATTGCGGAAATGCAGGCCCGTTATGGCGCGCAGATTGATGTGGCGCAGATCAGGGCTTCCATGGAGCGTGATCGTGAGGCGATGCGTCAAATGCAGATGATGCAGCGTCAACAGGTGCCGCAAGTGATGGGCGCCAATATGGCGCCGGGTTCTATGGCGGGTGGTCCTTATGGTTGATTTTGCTTCTCAGATTGCGGCAGGAAACGACGCTCTCCGGCTGATGAATGATCCGACGCTGAAGGCAGCGGTGGAATTAGTCGAGAAGCAGTTGTTTGATGAGTGGAAGGTCGCCAAGTTTGAGGCTGACCAGAAGTATATCCACGCGACAATGCGCGGGATGCAGGAGTTCTTGCGGGCGCTTCAATCCGTTATTGATAGCGGAAAAGTGGCCGCAGCCATCGCCGAAAGGCGTTTTTGAGAGAGGATGAAGTTTGATGTCTGAATCGTCCGGCAACCCCGTACAAGGGATCGGCATCCACCAGGCACAAGATGCCATAGCCGATATTCTGGCCGCTGATGACAGCGATACCCAGGGCGGTGAGGCGCAGCAGCCCGAAGCGCAAGCCCAGGGCGCCGAGACGGAGGCATCAGTAGCGCAAGCTGCTGCTGAAGCCGTCGAGGAAACCGCTGAAGATGATGACCAGACACAGGTCGAAGAGCAACCTCGTGAAAGGCTTCCGCAAGCCGTCAAAGTAAAGGTGGCGGGCGAAGAAGTTGAGGTGACGCTGGACGAACTGGCGCGCGGATATTCAAGGACGGCGGACTATAGCCGAAAGACCCAGCAACTCGCGGAAGAGCGCAAGGCGTTCCAAGCGGAAGCTGAAGCCATTCGGCAAGAGCGGGCGCAGTACGCCACTCTTCTAGGGGCGCTACAGCAGCAGTTGCAGAATGTCGCTCAAGTTGAAGCGGAGCCGGATTGGGATCGTCTTTATGAAGAAGACCCCCAGAACGCCATTCGCTTGGAGCGGCAGTGGAAGAAGGTGCAGGAAGATCGTGTGGCGAAGTTTCAGGCTATTGAAGCCGAGAAGCAGCGTTTGACGCAGGCTTTCCAGCAGCAGCAAACCGAGCAACTGAAGGCTACGCTAACATCTGAGGCGCAGAAGCTACAAGAGATCATTCCAGCTTGGAAGGATGCGAAGGTAGCGCAGGGCGAAAAGAAGATGTTGCGCGATTGGTTGATGGAGAATGGTGCGTCTGAACAAGACATTAATGGTCTTACGAAGGCACAACACGTTGCCATCCTCCGTAAAGCCATGCTGTATGATCGTGGTCAGCAGAAAGCGCAGGCTGCGGTCAAACCACAGGTTTCCGCGACAAGGCCGGTGAAGCCCGGCCCCGTGCAATCTGTACCCCAAAGGAATGTGACGGACCTAACCCGTGCAAAGCAGCGTCTCGCTAAAACCGGGACTGTCAACGATGCTGCTAGTGTTCTAGCGGCGCTTCTCTGAAAGGATATAGGATATGGCTATCGTTACCAACACCTTCACGCGTTATGATGCCAAGGGCATCCGTGAAGACCTGGCGAATGTGATCTACAACATCTCGCCGGAAGAAACCCCGTTCCAGTCTAACACTGCCCGCGTGAACGTGAAGAACACGTTCTTCGAGTGGCAGACGGACGCTCTGGCGGCGGCTTCCACCACCAATGCGGCGCTGGAAGGTGATGACATCACCTCTTTCGCCGCTGTCACGCCAACGTCTCGCCTGGGTAACTACACGCAGATCAGCCGTAAGACGGTTGTGATCTCCGGTACCCTGGAAAGCGTTGATAAGGCTGGCCGTCGTTCTGAACTTGCCTATCAGATGGCGAAGAACGGCGCCGAACTGAAGCGCGACATGGAAGCCACTCTGTTGGCGTCCAAGGCCGCGAATGCTGGTGACAACACCACGGCGCGTCAGACGGCTGGCTTGCCTGCCTTCCTTCGCACCAACACCAACAAGGGCGCTGGCGGTTCTGATCCGACGATTTCCAATGGTGTGGTGAACGCCACTCGCGTTGACGGTACGCAGCGTACCTTCACGGAAACCATCCTGAAGGATGTTATCGCCCAGGTGTGGACCGAAGGTGGTACGCCAAAGATTCTGATGGTCGGCCCGTTCAACAAGCAGACCGTCAGCGGCTTCGCTGGCATTGCCGAAATCCGCTACAACCAAGCCACTCCGCGCCCGACTGTGATTATCGGCGCGGCTGACGTTTATGTGTCTGACTTCGGCGCGGTGTCTGTGGTGCCTAACCGCTTCCAGCGTGAGCGCGATGCTTTCGTGCTTGACCCGGAATACGCGGCGACGGCGATCCTTCGTCCGATCCAGACCATGGACCTGGCGAAGACCGGCGACGCTGAAAAGCGTATGATGCTTTGCGAATACGGCCTCATGGTTCGCCAGGAAGCCGCGCATGGTATCGCTGCTGACTTGACGACTTCGTAATGGCAACGGGGCTGGCGGGTAACTGCCAGCCCCACCTTAAAGGTGGTTCATGGCTGACAAGGTTTTCAATATTGATCCGGTAAGTGGGATTACTTCTTACTGGCATTATGATGAGGGCACAGATACGGCGCTGATTGAGAAGCGCCAGGATGTGTCTGGTATTATTGAAGCCAATAAGGCGCAGTTTAATGAAGATCACGGGCGCTATGGCGAATGGAACAAGGTGGCATCCATCCCCTTGGCGGTCTTTTATGATTTGAAGATGAAGGGTATTGTGGACGATCCGGTTGCCATGAAGAAATGGCTGAATGATCCTTCGAATAGGTTCTTCCGTACTAGGCCGGGACGCGTTTAATGCCCGCCATTGTTTCTGTCTGTGTCCCTTGTCGCGATGTGGTGGATAGCGGGTTTGCCTTCGATCTCGCCCGGTGCGTTGCGGCTCATACGGCGGCGACAAAGGATAGGGTGCTGCTGTTCCAGAACCAAGGGACGCTGATTGTAAATCAGCGGCAGGAATTGGCCCAGGCTTCCTTGGATGCTGGCGCCACCCATGTCCTGTTTGTGGATGCCGATATGAGGTTTCCGAAGGATAGCATCCGGCAGCTATTGGCGCGGGATGAGGATATTGTGGCGGCTAATTACAGTACGCGTAAACTCCCCCTTCAGCCGGTGGCTTTCCGTGACGATCTGACCAGCGAGCGGGTTTATACGGAAGAGTGGTGTACTGGGCTGGAAGAGGTATCCGCCATTGGGATGGGGCTGATGCTGATTAAGGCTGAAGTTTTCCGGAAAATGCCGAAACCTTGGTTTTTCATTCACTATCAAAATGGTGTATATAGTGGTGAGGACATCTGGTTTTGCCGGTCAGCCAGGGAAACAGGGTTTAAGGTGATGTTGGACCACGATATTAGCCATCAGGTGCGCCATATCGGGGCTTTCGAGTTTTCCTGCGCCCATGCGGCTGCTTCTAGGGGTGAATGAATATGGCGATTACTAGCTATTCCACCCTGCAAACCTCTATAGGCGATTGGCTTAACCGGGCAGACCTGACGGCGGTTATCCCTGATTTCATCACTTTGGCGGAGGCCCAGTTCAACCGGAACATCCGCCACAGGAAGATGGTCGAGCGGGCTACGGCTACGCTGGACAGCGAGTATAGCGCGGTGCCTGGCGATTGGCTGGAAAGCATCCGTTTCCAGATCAACACCAATCCCATTACGGTGATGGAGTTCGTTTCCCCGGATCAGGCGGCGATGCTGAAGGGGGCTAACAGCGCGAGCGGCAAGCCGATCTATTACACGCAGATTGGCCAGCAGTTTCAGGTTATTCCGGCGCCGGATAGCGAGTCTGCCTATACGGGGGAGTTGACCTATTACGCCAAGATTCCGGCTTTGACGGTATCCAATACCAGTAATTGGCTCCTGGTGGAGGCGCCGGATTTATACCTTTATGGCTCGCTTTTGCAGGCGGCGCCCTATTTGCAGGACGATCAGCGCATCACGGTATGGGGCGCTTTGTATGATCGTGCCATGAGTGACCTAAAGGTTTCGGATGAGCGAAGCCGCATGGCCACATCAGCCCTTCGGATGCGAGCAAGGAGTTTCGGCTAATGACCACTAACGCCTTCACCAATTATCTTGAAAACAAGATAATGGCTTATGTGTTTTCTGGGACGGCTTATTCTTCGCCGTCTGCCAGCCTTTATGTGGGGCTGTTCACCGCTGCCCCTGGCGAGGGTGGTGGCGGCACGGAAGTTTCCGGTAATGGTTACACCCGCAAGCAGGCGACAATGACCACCAGCGGTAACGCCAGCACCAATAGCGGGGCTATTGAGTTCGATACGGCGACGGGTTCCTGGGGCACGATTACCTATGTTGGTATTTTCGATGCTTCCACATCTGGGAACCTGTTGGCTTACGGGGAACTGACCACCAGCAAGACCATTGGCACGGGCGACGTTTTCCGTATTCCGGCTGGTGATCTCGACATTACCCTGGAGTAATCTAAGTGGCTGGTTATGGCAGCGGCTTATATGGGCGAGGTAATTACGGCATAGACCCCAAAGAGGGGGCTGCTGTAATTGACGCCATTGCTGATGTCACCAGTGTTGGGGTTCGTATTCAGCAGGGCGGTGTTGCCATTGATGGTTCCGCCACAACTGTTTTTGCTGGGCAGGTAGTTTACGGGACTACTATTTCTATAGATGCTATTGCCTCTCTTGCGGCGGATTCTCAGTTAATTCAGCAGGGTTCCGTCAATATAGAGTCAATAGCTTCTGTTGATGTATCTGGACAACAAATATATCAAGTTGATGTTACTATCGAAGGGGTTGCTTCGGTAGAAACTAATGCCATTGTCATTTATACTTCTTCAACAGTTATCGATGCTTCCGCTAATATGGAAATCAATGGCGGAATCATTCAAAGCGGGGCCGCTGAAATCCAGGCATATTCTGAGTTTATAGCAAGTGCGATTTACAAATGGGAGCAAATCCCAGATGGCACGAAATCATGGACCGGAGCGCCTAATTCCTCTACAATATGGGTGCCCATTGCAGCAACTTCAGAAACTTGGACGAGGGTTCAATAAATGGCTGACACCACAACCACTAACTTAGGGCTTACAAAGCCAGAGGTTGGCGCGTCTGCTGATACTTGGGGGACTAAGACGAACGACGATTGGGACAAGGTTGATGCGGTCTTTGCCGCAGGCGGTACTGGCACGTCGGTCGGTTTGAATGTCGGGTCCGGTAAGACAGTGGCCGTGGCTGGAACGTTGAATGCGACCGGCACGGTCAACCTTGATACCTCTGTCGTGATCAACGAAAGCGGCGCGGACAAGGATTTCAGGGTCGAGGGCGATACCGACGCGAACCTGCTCTTTACCGATGCTTCGACAGATCGTGTCGGGATTGGGACAAACACGCCGAGCGCGAAGCTTGATCTTGCATCCGGCAACCTTTCGTTCACCAGTACGGGGCAGCGCATTACGGGTGACTTTAGTAATGCGACTATTGCAAATAGGTTAATGGTTCAGACCACTACGACAAATGGGGGAACAACATTTTCAGCAATTCCAAATGGAACCAGTCAGGTCGGTTCATTTGTGGCGTTTAATAATTCGGACCCAACAAACGGGTCAACCGTTCAGATGGTGGTTACTTCTTCTGAAAGTAGATTTAGTGCCGGCGCGGCGGGAACTGGCACCTACCTTCCTATGACGT